TCGCTAACAATGCCGTCACCAAAGTTAGTTTCAATGACAAGTTTAGATACTTCATACTTTTTACAACCTTTTAGAATGTCCAATAATGTTTTGTCTGAGTATCCATCTCTATAAGCACGCATTTCGTGCAAGTACAGGAAACCGTTTCGTTGTGAGAGATAAGCTGCAGTCGTCTCATCCGTGCCACGACCCGACGGATCAATGCTGCAGATTGTTTCTTGGTAGGAATCCCAATCTCCTTGGAGCTGCATAGGACTGTAGAAATAGTCTCCAGGGAGCCCAACAATTGGGAGTTCTTTGATAACGTTTTTGGGGTCTGAGCACCATACAACGGATTCGGGAGCAGACTTAGGGTTAACACTGGTAACGACCAGATCAGCGCATTTAAGCGGGAATTTGTCAGCATCACTAAGACTCGTATCTAACATGAACTGCAACATAAAGTTGCTACGACCCATTGAAGCTTCACGTTCAATTAGGTCTTCGTTGTCAAATCTATCATCTGTTACATCCCACTTCTCTGCACCGTGTTCTAGGTCTTCGACCAGCTGAGGGGCTAGAAGGCCCTCGTAATTGGCTGTCTTACGTGGATATCGTGCAGGCCAAACAAAGGGCTTGTAAGAGCGTTCTGCAAGCCTCTTATAGACCGTAAAGGTAGTCTGAGGTGTACCAAGATACATGATTCGACTATCTTCTTTAGGAGTAAGGATAGATTCAGCCTCTGTACAGAGTTGAAGTAGTTTTTCACGCATCAATTCAGTCATTGAGTTACCAGGAACTTCAATGTCATCAAGGATCATAAGATCTGCACGACTACCGGTAAGCTGACCTGTAATACCCACTGATTTAACAGAAGGTGCTTGGTGAGGACTACAATTAATATCAAAAGATACCCTAGACCAGCGAGAGTCATCTGATTTAGGGCGCATATGGGAAAGCCAAGGTGTTTCAATGATTAATTTCTGTAAGAAAATTGACATGTTATCTGCCCGTTCTTTAGAGGCAGAGATAATCATTATCTTTTTCTCAGCATTGTTAAACAAAGTCCAAAGCACAAAAGCACCAGTAATCCAGGATTTGCCAACACCTCGGAAGGCTTGGATTTGTAAACGCTTGGGACCGTGTTGTAAGTAATCAGCGATTGCATATTGTGCACGGGTTGGATTAGGCAGATCAAGCTGCGCCCACAGAGCCTGTAGGAACAGCTTGAAATCATCTTTAAGTAGTTCTAGGGTGTTCATAAGTTAAAAGCCAAACAATATCGCACCACCTACAGTTTTAAGACCACCAAGGATTTGTTTACCAACGTACTCAAGTTCGTTAAGGGGGTCATCAAGAATTTTAGCAGCAACAGACTTAGGTTGTTGTTCCTGTCTCCGTACTTCCATAGCTGCTTGTTGAGCGCCTTCAAGTGTACCACTAGCTGCAGGATCCGCTGTAAAAATATCACCAACAACAGGTACTTCACCAACTGCTGTTTCAAAAGCAGTAACCTTAGCTCCTTCAATATCACCTGCCATAGCTTGACCACCTGCAACAAGACCACCTGCAATAGCACCAGCAAGTGGTAACACACCAGATGCACGTCTAGCACCGCCAATCAAACGATTTGGAAACGCTTGTAATTCTGGCGCTTGAAACTTTAAATTAGCGCCTCCATTTTTAAAATCAAAAATTGCTTTCCTGGCAGCAGGTGCTTGTTGTTGTAATTGTTCTACAAGTTGAGGTTTAATTGAACCTTCAGTTTTAGTAAGTTCAGCAACTACTTCTTGAATTTTTGCTGGATTATCAACGTTTTCTAAAACAGACGTTTGTACTTTTGTAGAAACAGGTTTAAAAGCTTTTGTTGCAAGTGCTCTAAACTCCATAGGTGTTTCAGGTGCACCAAGAGGAATATCAGTACCAATACCGATACCTTCTGTAGCACCACGCATTGCAGCATTCCATGCTTGAGTAAGTGGAGCTTCTGCTGCCTCTCTAGCCATGTCAAAAGTAACGTCTAAAGCTTTGTCAAATCTTTTAAGAAAAGCATCGACACCTTCGCCTTCAATTACTGGTAACAAAGCACCTGTTTTTTTACCACTAAAATCACCCCCATGAGCAATAGTGTAATGCACCATAGCAGGTAAAAGTCGGATCTGCTTTGGATCCATACCAGACCTAATACCACGATCGTATAAATTTTTAAAAATTTCAATACGTTCTTTTACAGGCATTTTCCTTAGATGTTGCCCAAGGATATTTGCAGGAACCTCATGGTGTCCTACAAGTTTAGTCTGCTGCCCAGTAAGTGTAAAAATTTGAAGAGCATTTAAAGTTTTTTCGTCCATAGTGCGGACCATTTGCATAGCTTTCCTGTTTTCATCAGGAATACTAGCACTAGGACCAAGCAACTCAACTAAAACTTCAGGTTGAGTACCAGCAACAAGGTTTGCTGATCTTTCAAGTTTTTGTTTAGCGCTTGTACTTTTTTTAAAATCTTCAGTGTTTTTCCATTCCTCAATTTTTTGTAATAATCTAGCTTGAAACTCTTCAGCTTCAGTCATTTAAGTAATATACTCCATAATAAGTTTTTCACGGAGTCTATTAACTCCAAATTTGTCTCTCATCCAAGAGATGACTGGTGTGCTCCCCTTGTCCTGATTACAACTGGTACAAGCACAGACGACATTCGTTGCGATGTCCTGCCCGCCACGAGAGCGAGGATGGACATGATCAATAGATAATTGAGATAAGTCATAAGTCTTTCCGCAATAAATACATGTGTGGTCGAAATGTTCCTTAATGCTGCGCCTCCACAGGCGCTTAGCTTCTGGAGAGGTCATAACGATTAAGTTGTAGAGGTAGTCGTCAGGAGTGGGGAGTAAGGGAGTCATGCGCGGCCTTTTCGTGCTCGGTTTTTAGATGCTTTTTCAAGGAATGTAGAGCCATTCTTTTTGTGTGAAACATCTTTACCATCACCGTTTCCGTAGGTACCACGTTTGCGATTCTCCTTATTCAATTTGGTGCGTTTTTTAATTTGTAGTTCACTAGAGTCATACTTTTTTTGATATGACTTATAGTTACCGTTAGCGTATTTAGCACCACTATAGTTAGACTTTCGGGCCATAAAGCCTCCGTTGGACAAGTTCAGGGTCAACAGTTGGCATAATGTTTGCCAATTTATCAAGTGGATTACCGTCAAAGGCGACACCACTGATGTCATTAGTCTTTAGCCAATCACAAGCTGCTTTCAAGTCAGCAGTAGAAGCCTCACCCGATTTAATACGGGCAAGGAACTCCTTTGTAACTAGATTATGCAACTCGTTAAATTGATCTTCAGTCGCTTTCTTTTTGGACATCTTTAGTCACCTTAGGTTTCCTGGGTGATTTAATTTCATAACGTTGCTCACCAGGCTCATTATACAACCTACCCAAAGCTTTTTCAGCTTCAGCTTTTTTAGGGTAAGTGCTAAGAGTTTTACCAGTGTAGGTATCTACAAGTTGATAAGCCATAATTAAGAGTTTTTAAGGATCATTTGATCAAGTTTGTTTTCGATGCGAATCATATGTGCTTCCATTTTACTCATTGCTTCACCAAACTGTTCTTGAGGAACATACTGAGTGGCAACACGTAATTCAAAAGCATCAACACGTCGATCTAATTCTGTTATTCTGTTGTGTAATCTATTTGTAAGTGCTGCGCCCGCTGCTAATGCAGCTACGGTAGCAGATACTACTGCTTCAATCATTTTTTAAGGGCAACAATAGGAACTATATCGTGGCACAACACTTCTACTCGACTACCAGGTCGGAATGTAAAACCAGCCTTCATAATTTCGGTGCACTTTAATGCTCGAACTAGTTCATAATCTAGTCGCATCTTTTGTTCATGACGACGTGCAATCTGTTTACAAGTTTCAACCATACCGCCATCTAAAGGTACAGAAAATCCAACCTGTAAACCAAAATTACTAGTACGTTGATAAGTATCAGTATGCACGTCACCACCCATATAAAATGGTTGGAATGTCATTGTTGTACCGTTACAAGAGTTACCATTAGTAAAGTATTGTCTTGAAGGTGCACCGTTGTTTTGAAATTGTACAGCTTGATTGGTTACATTACCCGTAGCAGCAGCTACAGGTGATGAAGTGTTCTGTACCTTTGGATCTTCTGCGTAAACTGGTGTTACTGTGAGAAGACTGACAAGGAAGTAGTAGAGGTAACTTGTTGGATAGTTTCGGTGATGTCGGTTGTTTCGACAACTCCTGCTACCCTGTTTACAATCTCCAGTTGAAATGGATCTCCAGCAGTGGTTACTGAGAAAGTTGTAGATGCGTCTTCGATTGAACCACTGGGTGTTACGTTGGTTCCAGACCATGATTTGTAATCTCCTCCGTACACTTCAGTTGAAATAGTACGGTCAATATCAATAGTAGTGGTTGAGGTAGATTGCATACTACCTTGTGTAAAATTAGGTGTAACGGTTTGAGCCGATACAGGTGCTGCAATCAGCAAACATAGAAGAAGTTTCTTCATTTATTCTTTTCACGAGTGATTGAAAATGTTGCTAAGGTGCCACTTAAAATAGAAGCGACATAAGTAGGATCCATCTTGCTCATCCATCCTGCGTATGATGCTGTGAGGAGTCCGGCAGACCAGACAAGGACAATGAATTTGATGAGTCCGTCTTTTTTGTTATCTTGTTCCATGCCTGTTTAAATACTGGTTTAAATAAAGATACACAATGTTTAAACAGAGAAGTAGCGGTTAAGGTGGCAGCAACTGAAACAAAAGCTGTTGTAGCAGCTGTAACCAATATCTCTCCACTAGGTACAGGTACTTCAATATCAGTACCAGGTATATCTAATGTATTTACCTCAGGAGGTTGAGGTATTTGTGGTATAGGTATTGGTGGAGTAGGTGGTAATGTTTGCTTAGGAGGTTCATCCTTTTGTTCTGGTTCAATCCCGGGTGGTGGTCTAAGGTCGCTAGGAGGCACCACAAGCGGCTTGTAAGAGGGCAAATCAGCCCTTGGTACCTCCAGTACCGGAACAGGTAATTGAAGGGGCTCAGGGAGCCTTATAGACGGGAATACCGGCGGCTCACCTAAGTCCATTACTTATTCGGGAAAAGACCGTTACGAACAAATTCAACTGCTTTGTCGTCGATGTCATTATCGGTAGACTCAGCAAGTTTAGTCAACATATCTACAATAAGAAGTTTGACTTTTTCAGATTGAAGAAAAGAAAAAAGAATTGGACGAATAAGGGTGATCATTGTAGTTCTCCAATAAGGTTAATTCAGGACCAGGGCAAACCAGATGCTTTGGTGGGAGTGCGTTGCTCGTCAATTTGTGCTTGAAGTGCAGCTTCAATTTCAGCAACCTTTTCATCACCACCAATCTTTTCTTTGACCCAACCAACCACTACGTCAGACGTAAGGTCAGCAAACGGGATAACAGTGTCGCCTTCAGCAGGTGCTTCAAGGCCAATAGAACCATAGGCACCACTGGAATAAGTATCGTCAGCGGCGTTCACCGTATAATGAGCGGTAAAAACAATACCATCAGCAGTGTTACGCTCAAGGTTAGCAATGTTCCAAGTAAAAGTAGTAGACATGATTTTAAAAAATAAAAAGGTGAATTAAGAAACAGTTAATGAGCCATCAATACGCCAATTAAAAGACGTACCATAGCAAGTTGAAAATTGATCCAAAGTAGATTTAAATACTTCTAAATCTTCGGAAGCATTGATTGAAGCTTGACAAGTTTGATATTCAGTTTGAATGCCAGCAATAGTGGCTTGTACATCAGTTCCTAGAAGTTCTTCGTCCTTCTCACGCTTTAGTTTTGCAGTTGCAATGTTACGAGCATGAGTAAGTGCAAGCTCACGTGCAGCGGGAATGTCAGTAGTAATAACACTACCGACACCCGCCCAACGCCAAGCATCACGAAAAGTGCAGTCCGTAGGAACTGTAGAACTATCTACAATTTCATAGACTGCACCATCAGGTACGACTTTAGAAACTTCATGGCTAAGATCATGATCAGCGCAAGCGCAAGTAACAGCGACTTGACCGCTAACATCTTGTTGATGAAGTAAAACGTTCATAATTTAAAAAAATATATTTTAAGCAAAGACAACTACACTAACGGATCCATCGTCGTAAAACTGGTCGTCAGTACCTTTAAACCCTACAAGAATTTTATCGTCAGGATCTGATGGATCCGGTGATGCGTTTCCAATTCTTGAACTGTCGGCAGTACCGCTTGCAAAACAAGCAGGATTTGTGCTACCAAGTGTGTTGGTCAAGTTGACAGTATATTTTCCTGTCCCACGGTCAGTAATACTACTAACGTTATAACTATCAGCCGGGGTTGGAATAGCAGCAGTGCCGTCAAAATGAACCCAAGCCTTTGCTGTTTGAGCAGTTTGCCAAGATGGAGCACTACCGGATCCGTTAGAAACCAAGAAGTCACCAGAGTTTCCGTAGTTTGCACCACTAAGACCAAGAGCACCAGTATTGCTAATCCTCATCCGCTCCGTCGGGCTGCTTGCTCCGTCGGCAGTAGTGGAGAACACTAGGCG